TACGCTTACGTTGGTACGTTGTAATTCTGCAAGAGCCGCATTTTGCGCATCGGCTACAGACATCTTCCCTGTGTTAATCAAATTTTGCAACCCGCTTGTGACATAGTTAATGTTGCCGTATAAACCTTCTAGGCCAGCTTGATCGCCCGGTAGAGCACCAGCGGTGTAGCCAATCTGGTTGTAAAGCTCAACAGGTTTTCCAGTACCCGCATCAATAATACCGCCGGTAAAACCCACATCACTTTGAGCCGGTTGTGTCAGAGCGTACTGAGCGCCCCCGGACAATCCTGCGTTTTGCATAGCAGTAGCCAACGCTTGATCTTGTAAACCAACTGCACTAGTAGCTTTTTGAAACTCAGAAGCGTCTGTGGTTGGGGAAATAAGGGTGTTTACAAAACGTTTTTCGTAGTCAGCTTGTTGGTTCTGTGTACCTGTGGCGCGAGCAATATCGGCGGCAGACACACCATACTTTTGCATATCAGCAGCAATTTGCGTGTCTGAAAGGCCGGGGGTTTGAAAGTATTTAAAGATGTCGGCATCGCTTACACCACCGCCAGCCAAAGCCACAATGCCACCACCAGCCATAGGCGTAGGTTGACGCTGATCTAACGTAGCCATCTGCCCTGTTTGTGGGTTTGTGTATGCGTCAGAGAAATTGCGGCTACCAAACTCGCTAGCCTTAACCGGTGCTAAAGACTTATAGGTCTGGGTAAAGGGGTCGTATAACTTCTGACGAATGTATGCGGGGTTAGTGTCCACCGGCATCTTGGTCGTTGTTGGAACCATAGCCCCTGCCATGATAGGTGCGGCTGCGGCTGCAATATTGCCAAGATTTTGTTTAGCAAAAGCACCCATAGCACTTGGGGTAGACGTTACAGCGTTAAACCCTGAAGATACTGCTTGTCCCGTATTTGCCATTGCAGATTTGGTGGCGTCTGCTGCGGCTTGATTTAACACACCCTGTTTTGTTAACTCGGTATTAGCCATCTCCGCTGCAATTTGATCTGCGCTTAAAGACCCCATAGCGCTTTGTTGTGCAGCACCTACACCAGCCCCCATAAGACCTTCAGCCAAGCCCGCCCCACCATACGCACCCAATCCGGCCATGAGGCCGCGAGACAAACTGCCGGTAGCCAAAGTAGTCAATCCGCCAGTAACTAAACCCGCCGTGCCAGCGCTCATACCCAAACCAGCAATACCGAAAGCTCCGGGGCCTAAGAATGCGCCAAGCGCAATAGGGGCAACAGCTTTGAACAGGTCAGACAAAAGACCCGCTTCGGGTAAACCCGTAGTAGGATTGATGGTCAGCGTAGTGCCGTTTGCTTGGGCAAAGCGTTGTAGATTCCGAACTTCGTCCGGTGTCATGTGTACAAGTAACGAGTCGTCGCCACGACCTTGCGATGCTACTTGTTCGGCAAACTTATGCAGGCTCATTTTTGCCTCTCAAAATGGGGGTTGGTCGATAATATCATGTTGACGTCTTTATGCGAAGCATTTGACTGGTATCCTGTACACCATCTTGTGTATCTCGGTACACATCGCCAAGCCTCAAATTAGGCAGGTCGGCATCAGTGGGCAGTGTGGCAAGGTTTAAGTTCAACGTAGCCCCGCCCATATCCCCGGGGTTGGACAGTTGATTAAAGTACAAACGCAAGACGTTGCTTAGCTGGCTAAAGTAGCGGGCATCGTACTCTCTTGGAGCCAGCGGCAAGCTTGGTGGGGGTGCGTTTAGTTCAGCCATTACATATCACCTACGTCCATCAGGACGAATGTCAATACGGGGTGCGCCCAGTTGCCAGCAAGTGTTAACTTGGTTTGAGCTAATCTTAAAGATCATCTGGCGACCACGCATGCGGGTGTATATCTGCCCTGTAAACTGCTCTGTAATCACGTACGTATTACTCTTTGACACGGGTTGTGAAGCTGTACTTGTAACCCCAGAGCCAGAATTAGCCAACCCTTGCAAGGTCATGGCTACTGAGGGTAGTGCACCAGCGGGGGTGCTTGTAGCGTTCTCAAAGGTCAAGTCAGGTAATACACGCCACACAAACCCAAAGTTATGGCCGTCACCAATATCAAACTCAGACGAGCTAATGTAAGCATCAATTGCAACAGCGGTGCCGGTCGTATTGTCATTTAACCCCGTCTCATGGTTAATCAAATTACCTGTGGACGTGTCCGTAAAATAATTTGCCGCAATTGGGTATGACTGCAAACCAGAATCTAACCAAGCAGTACGAGACATAGTGCCGTAGTACCAGATTTTTTCAACGTAATTGTAGATGACGTACTTGTCAATTACCGTGCTGTTAGCCGAGCAGTAGAACCACCAGACTTCATTGAAGCCTTCATTGGTGCCTGCAAATACTTGCAAGCCCTGATCTTGATTAAGATCACTAAACACAAAACGGCGCAGGTCGCAATTAAGCGTTTGCACGCGACCATCGTAAGAATAGAACTTATCTACGCCCATCCAGTACACAATACCTGAAGCAATCACAGCCGCGTTTGTGCCCATGATAGAAACGTTGTCACCTAAAAGCTGCGGTGCCCATACAAAAGGAGGCCCAAGATATTGCAAAGAATACACAGCCGAGTCGGTAAACACAACGATTTCTTGACGAGTTTGAACAGTTGTGATGATCTCTGAGCCGTGAGATATACGTATAAACCCTGCTTGGTTTGTAGGGTCGGGCGTCCAATTAAAAATATCATCTTGCGATGACCAGCGAATCAGCATGGGGTCAAGTACGCTGGAGCCGTAGTCGTTACAACCAAATGTAATAACAAAGCGTGATGTATCAGACACAGCTAGACTGTTTAGTGTTGTCGGCACGTCCACAATTAAAGACACGTACACCCCTGTGCCCGTAGAAGCCGTATTAACCGCGTTGCCTGCGCTGTCCAAAAGTTTAAACGTCAATCCGTTTACTTCAAACACATAGTACGTAGTTGCCGCAGCTATGCCAGTGGGCAGGGATGTAGTAGCCGCAAACTGAAGGGCTGCGCCTTCTGTAAAGAGAATGTTTGATGTTGAAGTCACCACAGTCGGCGAAGCGTTTGTAAACGTTACATTGCCGCCCAAGGAATTAAGTAGTACGCCTCTTGTAGTTAGGTTTCCACCGGCATCCCAATAGTACAAACCCCCGCCACGAGGGTTAAACACTAAATCCTCACCAAAGTTTTGCTGACTCCAAACACGAAGAGCTACCGTGCTTCCGATACCGTTGCCCCACGTACCAAGGCCCCAGCCACCTGCGCCCCACCCAACCAAAGGAACCTGTGCTTCTGGGCCAACATTGATCTGATATGCGGCGGTGACTGTGCCGCCACCCGGCCCTGCTGTAGACGATGCTTGTGAAGTGGCCGTAATGTTGTACGTGTTTATTGTTAAAACAGTAACTTGAAACTCACCATTTATCGTCAACCCACCAACAGCAGTAGCACCAGAAAACGTTACAAAATCCCCTGTCACACAGCCGTGTGCGGCATCGGTAACTAAAACCGTTGTTGAAGAAATTGTTGTATTAAAGGGGTTAGTAAGTGTGACTGTCTCACGGATAGGCGTAATGTCGTTGTAGACACCGCCATTCTCTAAATAAAACTTTAGGTTTGTGCCAACACCAATGATGTTTCTGCCATCAAGCAGCACCCAATTCCACAGTGAACGGCATACACCTAGAAAGGTAGATGCAGAAAGGCGGTTCCAGCCACCAATGACTTCGGGATTACCTTGACGGAAACGCACCTTGTCGCACTCATACCAACCGCCCTCAGTGGTATAGCGCGTGTTCTCTTTATTCACGCCCGGCTTAAACAGAATCTTTTGTAATGGCATTTTTAGTCCAGCAGTGCGCACTCGGCGGTGCGCCGTTTAAGCAAGCCCGGCAACACCTTGCCGCCGCCTTTAGTCCAGAGCATTAGTTGTTCTTTTGCCCCTTCCCAATCGTTGGCGTTGATTTTCCTCTTTAACGTGGAAGTCTGCAAGCGTCCTGTGCCCAAATTGTAAGCAAAGTCAACGATGGCATTGCACTTACGTACATCAGTAATTAAGCCGGGGCAGTTACGCAGGACACCGGGCAGGTACGTATGCTCAAGCTCAATCATCAAAAGCGCCCTAGCCGTGGGTTCATCCATCGGTGCGTCTTCTAAAGTTACCTTGCGTTTATCTGCGTAGTAGGTAGACCCGTAGCCAATTGTGGCTACATTCGCGGGGCAAAGATACGGCTTGGAGCGAAAGCCCTCAAACCGTCTGCACATCTCTGCGGCTAGTTCTAGGTTCATAGCCCGCGCTTGGCTAAAGTACGATCAAGGAACCAGAAGTTAATTGTTCCAGCCAACAGTGCCGAGAAGTCAGGTGACATCATTATCTTAAACACTTCTACGGGAGGAGCGCCAGTAATCCATGCGTTCCATGCAAACCATACATGGATGAAGCTCCACACAAACAGAACCCAGTACGTAACGACCGGCCTGACAGATGCAGATAGGGCTGCGGCCCAACCACCAGCGGCTTTAACCATTGTGGCTTGCTGTTCTATGGCAGACTGAAACGCATCCATGACGCCTACATCAATAGCGGCTTCCCGCTGTGCGCCTATCTCAGCCAGCTTCTGCTGACCGCGCAGTGTCTCTAGCTCACACTGGCGTGTAAACATTAACAATTCATGCTGGCGCTCATTCTTCTTGTCAAAGAACTTTAAGACTTCGGGGGCCATACGGAACAGGCCGCCAAACACTGAGCCTAAAATACCACCACTTAATATATCAAACATTGGATTCCTTAATCGTAAACATTAGATTCTTGTGCGCTGGGTAGTTCACAATGACTTCACCTTCTGGGCACTTGTATTTAATGTGCGCCATCAAAGTAGCAACGCCGGGTGTCACTTGCGCGGTGGTGTCGAGCTTGAACTTGTATCCAAACTTATCCACTGTGTCGCTGGCTGGGCCTGAAAACGTTGCAATGCTAGGTTTGGCTGGGTGTACAACCAATTCAGAATCCCGCACCTCTATCTTAAATGACGTAACTTCGCAGTTATCTCTGAGCTTCTGACGAGCCACTACAACCTTGAATTCGCCATTTGCAGGTGCATCGGATATTTGAAAGTGCTCTGGTGCCCACTTGAGGATGTCTTTATGAAACACACCAAACTTGTCAGCAAGTGTATAACCGCCACCAATCATGGCAGTTGAGGCAGTTACCGCACCAATAATCTTGGTGTAATACTCAAGTTCCATATCAACTTAAACTCCATGCAATCATGTACGTGCCAAAAATGACAAAGGCCACTATACAGGCCGCCGCAATCAATGCTTCAGCCCAGTCCCACATGGCTTACTCTGTTGGTTTTGGATATTTTGTCTTTACAGCAAGACAAGCATCAATGTACGCCTGCACCTGTGCTTGATCGCCCTTGACTATGCCGTCAAGATAGTCAGCCATTGGTGGGTATTCTTTAGCACGGTCGCGTTGGTATTGCGTTTTTGCTAGTTCGGTTTTTTCAATCTCCGATTGTGCTTCTTCAGCATCTCGTGCGGCTTCTTCTTCGGCGGTAAATGGAATATTACCTTCTGCGGTTGCGTGAAATCTTGCCATGATTAGTCCTTAACTATTTTTAATTCCGTACAAGCGGAATGTGCCTGTCAAATTTCCACTAGACGCATAAATTTGAACACCTGTCAATGCGGAAGTGCTACCTGTATACATCCCAGAACCCATGTACGTGTTCATTACATCGTTATACTGACTAAAACCAGTCCAATAAATTGTTTTTTTCACAGACGTACTTGATGGGTTTGGTACATAAATTACAAATGAACTGAATGAATTAGTATCTTCGGCACCGCGTCCTATTTGAATAAAACTTCCGTTTGTAGTGGCGCGTGTAGCTACTGTGAGCGAATTTGCTATCAAGTACAACTGATTGTAAGAATAATTGGTAGTGTCGTAAGAGCCGCCAACCTTTAATCTTGAATACCAACCACTCACCGTACTGCTTGGAGTCAATCCAGTGACGACAATCGCATACATATCGTATGTACTGTTAAAAGTAGTCTCAACATCCGCCGTAGCCGCGCCACTTGCAGTCACAGTTGATAAAAAAGTCCATGCACCACCACCCGCAGGTGCTGTTGATTGCCAAGTTGAGCCGTTTGAAGTAAGCACATTACCTGTAGTGCTAGGAGCAACAAACAAAGGCGCTGAAGTGCCGTTACCCAGAACCACATTGTTTGCAGTTAAGGTTGCCGCACCTGTACCGCCGTTGGCTACTGGAAGTGTTCCAGTTACGTTTGTTGTTAAGTTGGCAAACGTTGTTGAAGTTGTGCCTGTACCGCCGTTGGCTATTGGTAGTGTGCCCGTAACTTGAGAAGTCAAATTTACACCAGACAACGTACCGCCCAAAGTCAAGCTACCGGATGTAGTGACTGTTCCTGATAGGGAAATGCCGTTGACCGTCCCAGTTCCCGCAACGCTTGTAACTGTGCCACCAGTGCCTGTAGCGTTAATTGTCTGATTAGGCCAAGTACCTGTAATAGTTACGCCAGTGCCTTGAACAAGCGCCGGGGTAGCAGTGGCCGTACCGCCGTTGGCTACAGGGAGAATACCTGTTACGTTAGTAGTTAGGTTAGCAAATGTAGTCGAGGTTGTTCCCGTACCACCAGAAGCAACCGGGAGCGCAGACCCCAGAGTCAAGGAAGTAAAATACGAAGCCGCATCAACAACGTTTGTGCCATTGTTGTAGACCAACGTTGCCTTACCCGCAGGAACAGAGATGCCCGTGCCAGAAGTGTTCTTAACCGTCTTGGCTCCAGTACCGGTGTTATTGATAAGGTAAAACTTCTCAATCTGGCAACCAGAACCCAGTATCAAGTTACGCACAGAACCAATGCCCGTAGAGCTTTCTGTGATGTTTAAACGCAGGTTTCTGGCCGCTTGGGTGGTTGCCGAGTCGGTAAGCGTAATAGTTACGTCTGCGTCCGTTGCAAAATCTACTGTGGCTTGACCCGTAATAGCCTCACCCAGAACTGCGTCACCAAGGTTGACGTTGGTAGCCGTTCCCCATGTGCCTGAGTTTGCCCCTGTTTCAAGCAACTCTATTTTAAGTGCTGACCATGATGATGCCATTTTTAACTCCTAGTTTGTTGATATAGCAACCCAAGCTGCTGTTTGCGTATTATCTATCACACTCCAAGCAAATGCTTGTGAGATTGATCCAGCCGTTCCGGTTGCCGAAACCCCTGACAGCGCAACACTTTCAGAAACCCCTTCACTGCCTACTTGACCTGTTCCGGACACGCCTGTAAGCATTATTCCAGTACCCAAACTACCCACTGCACCGGTGCCGGACACGCCCGTAAGTTCTATTGCAATACCTACTTTGCCTGTTGCACCCGTAGCTTGAACACCCGACAACGATTGCTCAATATTTAGCAGTCCAAGCTCGCCAGTGGCGCTCACCCCAGATAACGCGGCTATAAATTGAAAGTCAACCGATCCAACATTTCCAGTTGCACCAACGCCAGTAATACCTATCTCAATACCAAAGCTACCAACTTGGCCTGTACCCGCAACACCTGTCAGTGCAATACTTTCTACAACTTCTTCACTGCCTACCTGCCCCGTAGCAGATACACCTGTTAAAGCTTGTTGTAGAAGTACCTCAACTGAACCTGCTGACCCTGTGCCTACTACGCCAGATATAGCTGCGGATAAGCTATAAATAACCGTTCCAACTTCGCCTGTACCAGATACCCCAGAAAGCTGTAGACCTACGCCAACATTGCCCACTGACCCAGTAGCTTCTACACCTGTCAGAGCAAGGCTCTCCTCAATCCCAACTGATCCAACAGAGCCAGTTGCACTAACGCCGGTTAAATCTGCGGTTGTACCACCAATAACTGTCCCGACAGAACCTGTACCTGCTACACCGGTGAGAGCAACACTTTCTGCAACTCCAACCGATCCAACAGAACCCGTACCACCTACACCCGACAGCGCAATGGAAATGACTAAAGCAACTGCGCCAACAGCGCCCGTGGCTGATACACCTGTGAGCGCATTTTGACTGCCGCCCCAAGTATTATCACCCCAAGCGTCTGCGCCCCATGCTGTAGACATGACTTACCAATTACGCAATTCGAAGCAATCCGGTCGATGCGTCGTTAACTGGCATGGTCAGTGAAAACGTACCCGCAGCCACTGTTTGGGGCGTGAACGTGTAAACAGCCACAGAATTCTTACCTGCGTTTGTGTCGTTGTACAAGAGCATTGCATCAAACGATGTAGCCAATGTAACTGTTGTGTATGTGATACTTGCAGAAGGTGTCAGAAACGATGTTGTTCCAGAACTGCTTGGTGCTGTACCAAACGTCACAACCACACCGCCAGCGGCATAACCCGAACCAGATACTTCAGTTACTGCGCCTGTATAAGATGTTGTTGCAGCGCCTAAAGAGCTTGCCGCCGTGTACAAAGCCGCTTTAAACACATCAGCAGTTGCTGCTGTGTGAGCGGGGATGCCCGTTGCATTAAACGCATGAACTGCGTTAAATAAGTCCACCTTGAATGAAGTGGTCATTGCTTGTGAATTTGCCATGATTTTTCCTTAAAAAGAAGCGGTTTCACCAAAACTAACAACAGCCCGTTTAAGCTGTACATGCACAGAACGGTGAACTAATTCGCCGTCTAACCAATACTCTACCCAGTTGGTAGTTTCATTCTCATTATCCAATGAACCGTCACGCTTTTCAAGCAATGATTCGTCCATTTCACCTTTGGTTGTTGTGATCAATTTGAACTCCTGATAAGAGCCGCCGTAGCGGTGTTTGCTGGCATGGTAATTGTAAACGTAGTTGTAGAAGTTTTGTCAGAACCGAAGTCCAACACCGCTATGGATTTGTTGCCTTGGGTAGAGTTGTAAATCAACGCACATCTTGCGGTAATTGCGCCTGTCCAAGAGATGTTTGGGAAGCCTACAAAAGCTGTGTACCCAGAAGACGATACTGTGATGGGTGTTAACTGTGCCCCACCAGCAGAGTAAGTGCCTGTATTAGGTACTTCATTGGTCGTGCTATACACAGTCGTATCTTCATTCAAATCCGCACTAGCCGTGTACAAAGCAATCTTAATCACGTCAGTCGTCAGGTCATGGATACCTTGGTACAACTGCGCCTTAAAGCTCGTGGTCTGGGTCTGGATAATCGACATATCAAGTCACCTTCTGACGGAACTGACCAGAACGGTAAGCGTCTTGACGCTCCATACCATCACCCAAACGCTTGGCCAACGCAAGAGCTTCCATAAACTTCTGGTTGTACAACTGCATCATGTCGGTTTCACCCTTCATGTAGGTGTAAGCCTCAACCAAAGATGCGTACAAGAGCACGGGATCAAAGTTATCACCTAGCCAAGATGTGAACGGTGCCACAGAAATGCTTGGTGGATAGAAGAAATAATGAAGCTCAGAACTGTACCCCGCATCGGGTGTGGGGCCAAGGATGAAAGTTAACTCGGCGGGGTTGTCTGAACGTGGGCCAAACAGTGCGTAGTACTTA